CCCAGTGCTTCCAAACTTAGAAACAAAACCCCCGTTAAAAAATACAATAGGAATATCTACACTTACATATGATATACTTCCAGATATTCGTATTTTACAAGCACAAAAAACAGGAATATATTTCGCTCGTTGTAATATTATACTATAAACATTTGCTTTGCTATCTGTAATAGTATCACCCTTGAAAATAGACTTATCGCTAATTGCCGTAAAAACAGTGTTATCATATAATTCTATGTTAAATAAATGATTTGTTCCGGTCTTTACACTTGATAAGACATCATTTCCATAAAGATTTAAATGACCTTTAACTTGACTTTCTGCATTACCTACTGATGTTATTAAATTAATTAAATTATTACATTCGTCAAATGAATCAGATGCAATACTTGTAGCAGCAAAAAAAGATGCAAATCTTAATTCTGAACATGCTAAAAAAGATTTTGAATCTATAGTTGTTACGTATGAAAAAGATACATTTTTCAATTTAATACAATTATCAAATGCATTACTTACTATACTTACAGGATAATTAGAGCCGCCAATTATTCCTATATATTTATTTTTATCACCAGCGCTAGCCCCAGTGGTATCTATTCCGTTAAAAGTACCATCAATAGTTATTAAATAACGACCTGCAACGGAATAATTTAAAACTTTTGTTCCGCCTGTATCGGTATAAGAAATGGCTTCAGTAACATCGCCTTTCAATATCGAATAAGTTGATGATCCACCTGTGTCAATATGAAGATTATTATTCCCAATTACAGCATCAAAAATAATATACGTCTTATCTGGTTGGTAAGGAAAATCAGTAGATATTCTTAAAGAATTTCTAATCAAATTTATCTGAGTTTGCGTAAAATCCTCTGGTTTTCTTGCTATTGTCGGTGTTGCTATATCTGCCATAATTAAAATGTTGTTAATACTATTGCTAAATTATCTGCTAAAATATCATTGAATATTTGAACGTCATCTCTGTCCAAATCAACCACATAAATATTAGTATCGGTTACTGCAATTCCTGTCGGTATTGTAAACTGACCATTTCCAGTCCCAGTGCTTCCAAACTTAGAAACAAAAGTTCCACTTAAATCAAAAATCTGTACGTCATCTCTATCTCTATCAACCACATAAATATTAGTATCGGTTACTGCAATTGCTCTAGGATTTATAAATTGACCATTTCCAGTCCCAGTGCTTCCAAACTTAAAAACAAAAGTTCCACTTAAATCAAAAATCTGTACGTCATCTCTATCTCTATCAACCACATAAATATTAGTATCGGTTACTGCAATTGCTCTAGGATTTATAAATTGACCATTTCCAGTCCCAGTGCTTCCAAACTTAGAAACAAAAGTTCCACTTAAATCAAAAATCTGTACATCACATCTACCATTATCAACAACGTAAATATTAGTATTGGTTACTGCAATTCCTATCGGGATTGTAAACTGACCATTTTCAATCCCAGAACTTCCAAACTTAGAAACAAAAGTTCCACTTAAATCAAAAATCTGTACGTCATCTCTATCTCTATCAACCACATAAATATTAGTATCGGTTACTGCAAATGCTGTCGGTGTTGTAAACTGACCATTTCCAGTCCCAGTGCTTCCAAACTTAGAAACAAAAGTTCCACTTAAATCAAAAATCTGTACGTTATCCATGTAAGTATCAATCACATAAATATTAGTATCGGTTACTGCAATTGCTATAGGGGTTGTAAACTGACCATTTCCAGTCCCAGAGCTTCCAAACTTAGAAACAAAATAAACATCTGTTGGTATTGCTATTGCTAATGTATCATCTAATGCTATCGTTGTGTAAACATCAACATCATCATAAACAACAGTATCTAGTGGTTTCAAGCTCATTATTAAAAGCAACATTTTTAAATAATATGTTGCATCAATTGAACCAGATATTAATATTGAATTATATGTATCAGTTCCTATTAAAAAGTTTTCAAAAAAACTTATATTATTCGCATGTATATATCTCCCTACATATCCGATTTCGTTTGTGCTTACTATGACATTCGTAAACCCTGCTAAATTTAATTGACCTTGTATATAATCAAGACTCAATCTGTTTTGAGATTGGGGAAATGCCATATAAGATTTTACAATAATTCGCCTTTGTTCTAATGTAGAAAATTCAGGAACGTTAATATTATATCTCAGTTCCCAAGGCTCGGGATTGAAATTGTCATTTACATACCATAATTGATCCTGAAAATCCTGAATCCATGCAAGTACCTTATCAATTTGCATTGCCAAAACTTCATTATATTTTTCAGAATCTTCGACACTCGCAAAAGCCCGTCCATTAGGGAATAATAATTCTATGTATCTTTTCGAATCCATTATATAATTAAACTTTCTAATACTGGTATTTCACCATAATAAGTAGGATCATTAGCATCGCCAATTTTGTATTCTGTTACTGTTTGTTCAACACCGCCCAAAGGTTTTACTTTTAAAGTAACTGCTGTAAATGTAATATCGTTATCTGATAATGCTTTTATTAATCCTTGCTGAGTTATAGTGTCGAAACTCGCATTATATGTTTTATTTAAAGTTGGCAAATAAGGTCTTATATTATACAGATAATCTTCAATTACCGTTTTTGCTGCTGCCTGTTGACCAGCAACGCCACTTGTTAACACAATGTTAATATATGTAACTTGAATAGGCAAAATATAAGTATTATTTATGAAAGGAAATAAATCAACTAAAACCCTTCCGACTCCATCAGTATCATATTTTATAGCTTCTATAACTTCATCAATAGTTGCTGAAGTTGGAATAAAAGGATTAATACCCTCACAATAGACAACTATCTTACCAGCGTTACCATCTGCCGCATAAGGATAAACAGTTCTTATTGCTGCTACATCTGAAGCCCAAAGTATATAATCTGAAGCATTACCTCCGTTTGGGCGTAGCGTAAAGCTGCTGACTACATCCAGTCTATAATCTTCTATATCTTCTGCGTCTGACGGTGCAGTATCAACAGCACTTACGGTAATTATATCATTAATTGAAATTAAAGGTGAAAGACTTTGCAATTCATTACTTACAATTAATACACTATCTATTCCAGCGGTTAAAGCTCTTACTTGTATGTCATCTCCTGGATTAATAGTAGCTAAACTTTCATAAATATAAATACCTTTTTTAAATCGAGTACCTATTGGTATTGTAGCAGTTTCACCAGAAATAAGAACAGTTGTACAGGTATAAATTCCAGAAACAGCAGGAAATGGCAAACGCCCTATTTTACTTGATCCAATACTTAATAAGGTTTCCATATTAGCGCTTCCAGCCCAAACATTGGCAGATATTTCGTTTATTCTTAATTGCAATGAATACATCGAGGTTGCTAATACAGCACTTTCAGCAAGGAAATTAACTCCTAATTCATCAACTGAAATATTATAAATATTTGCAAAATCTAATTTTATTTGTTCAAATAGTTCTTCTTTTGTCATTTTTTATCTGAATTATTTTATAAATTCCGAAAATAAAATTTTATTCTTTCTTTGCTATTTGTTCAAAATTAACGCTAAAACTCACGGCATTATCAAAGACAGCAGAACCTGACCAGTCTATATCTGTACTACTGACTTGGTATTGTATTCTTATTGTATCTGTTGCTTCTATTGCTATTGTGCCTATAAAACCCAGCATACCATCATCACCACTTTTGAAAGCCTTATCGTCGTTTGCTTGTAAACACCGTGCTTCTGTTGAATTAATTAATGTACGTATATACATTTTCGCATCGCTTATGCCACCAGCCCATTCCCAATGTCCACATCCTTGAACTCTTATAATACCGTCAAAATCTACTACAAAATATGTTGAATCGTCATCAAAATCAAATCCTTTTGTCGATTCACTTAATATTAAAGTATCAAATTTTACTGTTTCCCACGTATCGGCAGATGAAGTTGATATATCTGCCTGTCTATGATATTGGCTTACTCTATTTGCGGCTTCTAATGTTCCGGATATATTTATATTACCGTTAATTATTAAAGAATCAGTAATTACAACATCTTTAAAAAAGTTTTGGATTGCTAATTTACTTGTGTTTCCTGAAAAACTTAAAGGTTCCAAAACCAAGTAATCAACTGGCAAATAAGTAGTAGCAGTTGGCAAATCAATTAATCTTTGCGAATAACAATTAACTGATATTAAAATTCCTAAAAATAATATTAATTTTTTCATCTTGTTGTTAATTTTTGACCATCTTTTGTTAATAATTCAAATCCACTTTTTGATAATAATGGATCGCCTGTCGTTGTATCTTGAATTGAAATACTTATATTTTGATTTTTCGTAAAATCCCAAACCATATGTAAAGTACCATTGTTTTTTGCTGTTATTTTAATTTCTAACTTATCATTTAAACTTGTTAATTCTATATCAAATGTTGCATAAGTTATTTTTGATAAATCTGATTTTATAGCTCTTTTTATATTTTCTTTTCCTGTATTGTCAAGTGAATTTTCATATAAGGCTTTCTCAGTTTGCGAATCTATATTAAGATTAAAAATATTATTTGCCCAGAACGGGGAAACAGATGAAAATAAATGTAAATAAATATCTGTAAAAATACCCCTGTCAACTTGAATATCATTTTCAAATATTACAAGCGAACCGCCGTCCAAAGTTTCATATAATTGTTTGTTAATCATTTAATACCCTGTATTATGTACATCCACATCACCTTCCACATAAGATTGAGTTTCTTTTGACCTGTCATTTATATATAAATCTACTCTATTATTCTTTTGAACTGGTTGCTGTTTATTATTTTGATTAGTAATAACTTCTTTATTTGTTAATGTGTTTTGGTTTATTTGATTCATTGGTAAATTAACTAAATCGCCACCAGCGTTTTTGCTAACAATATCTTGATACGATCCTTGTTTTTCGGCTTGTATTCTTAATGTTTCTTCTGCTGTTATCGTATCTTTACGTCCGAAAAATTTAGCAACTCTGTCGACTATGTTACCAACCAACTCACTTACTGCTTTGAATTTGTCAATTACAAATGTTTTAATTGCCTTCCCGATTTCTTTTAATTTATTAATTACATTTTTTATTACAACAATAAAATTGTTAAAATATTCAATTACTTTTTTAATAAATTTAGTATTTTTAAATTGATCCCAAACTTTTTTTATCCATGTAACAACTTGTTTCCAGTGAATTACTAATAATACTATTGCAGCAATTAAAGCTATTATCGCAATTACTATCCATGTGATAGGATTAGCCCATAACGCTGCTGCAAAAGCCAACGTTCCAGATATTGCAGGTACCAAAGCTGAATTATAAAACCATTTAGCAGCAGTAACTAATCCCATAGCTACTTTGTATGATTTTAATGCGACTATATTGTGGCGTAATGCGAATACAGATTTTTTTGATAATGCTACTTGAAGACCTGTTGCAATATTTGATAATCCTATCACTGTATTTAATCCCAATTGAGCTACTTTAAATAATATTGTAACACCTTTATAAATTGCAAACCATTTAACAATTTTAAGAGTAACATCAACTATTCTATCCATATTATCAGCAACTGAACGTAAGAATAATTTTAAATTTACAAGACTTTTATTTTGTGAATCAGTTGAAGTCGTAGCATTTTTAAACGCAGCTTGAATTTCTTTTAATAAGATACCAAAAGACATAGTTTGAATATTAGCCTGTGATTGAGCATTACCAACTTCATTTAAATTACCTGTCAATTTTTGAACTACATCATTTTGATTAATAATAGTAGTTAACCATTTTGCACCCCTTACATCAGTTAATTCTAATAAATCATTATATGATAAATTAGCTTTAGATAAATTATTTATTATATCAGTTGCTTTCGTAAATTGTGGATTAAATTCCCTTTTCTGAGCAGTTGAAAGTTTTGCTAAAATACCTGCTAACATAGTTCCTGCTTCACTTGCTGGTGTTCCTGATTTTGCAAAACCTTCTAATATCGCAACAGTATCTTCAAAAGAATTTCCAAAAGCTCTTGAAGTACCTCCTGCATTAACCATAGCTTCTGATAAATATTGTATAGTTCCAGATCCTTTTTGCTGAGCAGTTGCTAATATATCAACAAACTCTGCTGCCTTATCTGCACCTACACCGAATTGATTCATTGATACAGTTAATGAATCAACTGCATCTGTTACTTCTAAATTACCTGCTTTGCCTAAAATTAATGCTGCCTCGGTAACTTTTGCTAATGCTGCGGCACTTTCTAAAAGTTCTGGTTTTGCACTACCAACTAATTCAAAAGCCTTTGCAGTATTACCCGCAAAGATTTTTTGTCTTTTTGAAACAATGTCAATTTGAGCGGCAAAAGATTTAAATTCTTTTCCAGTTACTCCTGTAATAGCCTGTAAACTTTGTAAAGCATTATCAACCTTAATATTAGCATTTACTATTTCCCGACCGACCATCAACAAACCTATCCCAGCACCTAGACTACCTAAACTACCTAATATTCCTTTTACCTTTTTTTTAACGTTGGCATGCATCAGTGAGATTTTACGATTGAAACTTCCCAGCGACATTGATGCACGTTGCATTGATACTGTTGCACTCCTGCCAAAACCTTTGACACTAGCTTGCATCAGTGAGATTTTACGTTTTAAACTTCCCAGCGACATTGATGCACGTTGCATTGATACTGTTGCACTCTTGCCAAAACCTTTGACACTAGCTTGCATCTTACGAACAGGCGTAGTAACTTTATCTATTGCTTTGAATATTGAGGGTATGGTAAAAGCTGCCATTTAATCGTTTTTTTGTAATTGTCTTAAAATCTCATTGTACCAAAAAAATAATCCTGAACTATCAAAGTCATCTAAATATAATTTATTTAATATCTCAGGAGTCCATTTCATTTCAAAACCGACCTGTTTAATGCATGTATTTATTGATTCTATATCTAAAATCTGAACCATTTCAACGTTGCAACTTCGTTTATCTTCAGAAAGGTTCGCTATCCTAAAAAATACAATGCACTGATTAACTTGCTATTATTGCTATCAGTGTCTGATAACTTGCCTATTATGCTTCGTGCTGTATTTGTTAATAGTGCAATTTGCGCACGTACATATACCATTGTTTCTTTTTGGATATTTATTCCACGTGTGTAACTATCAAGTTCATAATCTTGATACCGTGTACGATAACGCAATTCTGTAATTTTACGTTCAACATCTCCGCCCTTATTTGTCATTTCAATTGGTTCTCTGAGATGTTGAATTATTGCATTTTCGACAAATTCTATCTCTTTATGTTCAACAAATTTAAGTAAAGGTATGATTTTACTAACTTTAAAATCATCAGTAAAATCATAATCCTTATACCTTCGATTTGTAATTAACCATTTTTCAATAGATTCAATTATGTCAAGTTCTTTTTTTGATAACTTGTTTAATATTTCTTGATTTTCTGAAAGTTCTTTTATTTCTTCCATTGGCTCAACACCTGAATTTTTAGCATCGTTTTTCATTGTTTTATATTTTTAAAAGGTCTTTTTCAAAAGCTACTTTAATTTGTAATGTCCCTGCATTTCTGTTTGGTTTAACATCACCTACAACAGTTCCAACACCAACATATACATCTCCTGATATATGTGTTAATGTCCAGTTAGCTAATTCAGTCATTGATTCTTTAATCAAGTCCTGAATGTAATCTTCAATATCTCCATCTACGGCACATGTAAATTGAATATAAGGCATATTATTTTCGTACTGTAAAATCATTTGGCCACTTGCTGTTCTATTATTTCCATCATCTGTAATCCTAAAACCACCTCTATCAACTTCTGAATCCTCTCCGCTTTTAAGATCAAATTTTTGATTTCCAACAATAGAATGTTGGCAAAATACTTCTGTGAATAATCCTGCTATTTTCATACTATCCTCCTAAATAAAAGTTTGCAACTGCATTTGTACTGATAACCCTTGCAAATCCCGATCTTTTGTAAGGAATTAAAAAATTAAGCCTGTCAGGATTTACGCTGTCAATACCTACTTGCATATTTTCAATCGAATAAGCAGAATCAGCAAATATACCTGAATCAGCAAAAGGAATAATTAACTTATTTATCATTATACTTTTGCTGTTTTTTGGTTTAATTACATTGGGATCAGTAGATGTCGAACTGTCAGGTAAAATTGTTAGCCCTTTAATAAATAAATTATCTAAAAATAAAATACGATAAGCTGTATTAAAGTCAATTCCTGCCAAATTTCTAACATATCTGAATTGAGATGGTTCCTCGCCGTCTGGATGGTAAGTTGTAACAAAATCTTTTACAAAATAATCACCATCAACTAAAGTAACTGTTGAACATCCTGCTTTTACAATCAAATCACGATTATTGTAAACATCCAAATTGCCAGCAACTAAATCCTGCGGTGCTGTTATTCCTATTAATCTTGATTCTAAAATATCAGATTTAGGATCACGTTGTACTTTTGGAGCGTAAATCCCGGCTGTAACTGCTGCTATTTCAAACGGCAAACTTAGACTGTTTGGAGCTGGCATAATTACGTTTGTTTGCTCGTTTTTGCGACCTGTTGTAATTGAAATTAAATTATCTTTGTCATCTAAAACCGTTCCCGTAATTGCAATAAATGGTTTAAAATTTTCAGAATTATAACGTCCTATTCTATCAGTTGAATTACCATTGAAAAGTTCGTAATCATCTAAAACTGTTGATGTAGAACCTAAGCAATTAACTACGATAGTATTCCACTCCTCACCAAATAATGCTAATGCTGCTGTCGGTAAAACTTCACCTGCTCCTGCAAATGATTCTGTAACTACGAAAGTTAATCCAACGTCCTCACCTGCAAATTCAATTACGATGTCATGCGCTGTTAATCCTTGCCATTTAGAAATTATTGGTAATTTATTAAGAACAATTGCTCCGGCTGTCACAGGGCTATCCGCAACGGCATTTATAGCATCTTTCATTTTTTCTAAAATTTCATCTCCAGTATCGATAGAGGCAACTGTAAAAGAATAGTATTTTCCTGCAATTATAACATATTGTGTTGCTGACTTTAAAGCCGTACCTATTACGGTAATTCCATATTCTTGTGCTATTGCTGCAACATTTCCAACTAATGGATATACCACCGTACTAACACCTCCAACATCAAGAGCATCACCTCTTAATCTTTTTGCTGCTAAATGTGCAGGGCTTCCATAACCGCACTCCGCTGCAACTTCATCAGCAGAAGTAAATACTAATTTAGTGCTTAATCCTACTTGTTTATCGGTATTCGCTTCAGCTATAATTGCAATTCTTTGAGGTAAATAACCTCCGGTCACCCCCTCAAAACCCTTATCCAAAGCATATCCAATTACTGTACTTACTCTGGTAGGGTCAACTGCTGTTGATATTTCACTCATTTTTTAACTTTTAAATGTTATTGTTTTATTTGTAATTATAAGATTATATGTTGCTTCTGCTAAATCCACTGCGACAGGTGAGTCATTGCTTTCATTTATTATACACTTATACGTTAATCCGCCGGAAATAATTCCCTGGCTATTCGTGTTTGAATCTTCAAAAGTTACTCCTGCGCTTACTATGTTTGTTTCTGAAATATAGCCCAAAGGAAAATCCAAAGTAATATATTGTTCAGATTTTAATATTGTTCTAATAACTGCTATGATTTTGCGTACATTATCATATCCTATCGCTTTAACATTAATAAAAAAACTATTCATGTTAGATTGATGTTCACGGTAATCATCTAAGTTCTCAAAATTTAACCAATTAACAGAAACAAAAGGCACATCACCTTCGTTAACAGAATTTTCAGTATCATAACTTACGCTTGACGGTAAAAATGTATTTAACAATACAATTTGCTCTGCAAATTCTACTGCCAAAATAGATGCTATTCTAACCATTACCTCTGAAAATAATCCCTCACCTATTTTATATGCTATTTTACTCATCTTTTAACGTGCAATTTATAATTCCAATTGTTCTGTTTGGCAAAGTTTCGCCAATTTTATAAGTTCGTGTTTTTTCACTATCAGCAAACTCAACTGTCCAATTTTTTAATGAAACATAATTTTTTGTGAAGTCAAAAACATCAAAAGGAACTGTTATACTTGAAAATGGACTGTTTTGTTTACTACCATCATCAAAAGCTAACGAATCCGTTCTGCGAATTGCAATCCCAGCCGTCTCAATTATTACAGGCTCGGTATCTGGACTTATAAATTTCGCATAAACAGAATCATCTCCTAAAAGAATTTCCTTTGCATCCGCTCTTGCTTCATTAAAAATATTCATTATCTTATCTTACCTTCTTTTAACCATTTTTCAATATAGTCTTTATAGGTATGAGAACTGATTTTTTCATGTCCTCTGAACATTTTACCAAAAGCATAAAAACCCGTAACAGCAACTTCATAAGTTTTTTTAAACTTTTTTTCGTCTGCTTTTACTTCCGGTTTTTCTTCTACAACCTTAACTTCTGGTTTTTTTACTTCTTCAACAGGTTTTTCGTCTGCTTTTACTTCCGGTTTTTCTTCTACAACCTTAACTTCTGGTTTTTTTACTTCTTCAACAGGTTTTTCGTCTGCTTTTACTTCCGGCTTTTTAATTTCTTTTGTCATTATTCTATAAATTTAAAGTTTAACCATCTAATAGATGCAAGTAAAGTATTGTCTGCACCTGTAAGTAATACCCTCCAATATTCACCCATGTAATACTGATCAGATTCTGTTACAGATAAGGTAAATGTAGTAGGTTTGATTGTAGCTGTAAAGGTTCCCGCTTGTGGCGGAACTCCTGTTACTATACTATCAGCAGGATAACCAGATAATCCGGTTGTATCAGTCAAAGACAATAATGTTAAAGTGTCTAAAGCAATGACTCCGCTAATAGAATCCACTCCTGCTGCTGTAAATGTAAATGATTGACTTGACGGCTTAAAAGATATTCTTTTACCATTGGAATCATCATTTGCACCATCCCACGTTGTAGTGGAAACAGTCGCATACGTACTTACAGGAAAATGTTTGTTTTGTAAAACTATTACAACATTATTAGCCGTTCCGCCTGTAGAATCAATCAACAGTTCAACTACACATTTAATCTCTGATCTCATTTTCTTATGAATGGTATACATCCATGTTGTATCAGTTGTAGTTATAACATCAGTTGATGCGCCTATAAATAAAAATCCGGTATCATCAAAATCAAGATATTTATCAACTATCCCGTTTTGAGAATATAATACTATTCCTATTAAGGATAGTACCATTATTAATATAAATCTTTTCATATTCCTATCTTTTTAAATTACAACTCCGCCACCTTCAAGAACAGTGGCAGTATAAACTCTATCAACAGAAATTAATTGAGCTAAAGGAGCTGCCTTTATCCCTGCATAATAAACTTCATCTTCTTCATTAACATAATCAAATAAAGTAAATCCCTGCATTTTATTCCTGAGATTTGAGAATACTCTATTAGACCTAGGAGACTGTCGAACCCATGATGGTAATTCAGGAACTTGACAGAAACTTATTTCAGCCTTAAAACTTTGAGGTATCAAAGCTACATTTGACGAACTCCAATATCTTGTTGATACATCACTCGCATTATCATAAACCTCATCGTAAACCCAAATATCAAAATTATAAATACCTACTTTTAAAGTTCCTTTGTAAGAACCTCCAGAAGCGGTAAATATTGGATTCGTTGAAAATTCTAAAGATGATTTTGTGTAAAAGTTTTCACCGTTTTTTAAATCAGCGTTTGTTCTAAACGATTGCCATGCTAACATTCCCATAATACAATCAACAGATTGACCGCCGCCAACTTTACCAATACTTCTTAATAAAGTTCCTTTATCTTCAAAGAACTTGATTATATCAACTCCACTTGAATCCCAAAGATCAGCACCTGCCAAAACTTCAATCATTGAATTGTTACGGTTAAAATCAATATTATCACCATTTGAAATTTCTACAATTCCGGTGGTTAATAATTGAGACATCTGTAATTCAATTGCACGATCAACTTTTTTCTTAACTTCGTTTAATTCGGTTGCGGATGCTCTTGCCAAAGCATCAATTTGAGCTACATTATAGGAATTTCCACTTTCAAAAGGAATATCATAAACATTCATTGCTGTAATATTTGACAATTCCTTATAATATGGTGGTAAATATTCCATTTGAGAAAATTTAGTCATCTGGTTTAAATTACCCTTTGACCCTCTAATAACATCTACTGCAATTTTTTCTCTACCTCTGCGAGCTAAAGTTTGAACTGTCATTGTAGAATATGTTTTCTTCTTAGCAAATGAAGATAAGAAGCTCGGTGCTTCAATTAAATCTTCAAACATATTGGCTAATACTGTTGTAAAAACCTTTCTCGATTGTGCTGCTGGTATTGCCATTTTCTTAACTATTTTCTAAATTAACTAAATTTGTAAAAGACTCTAATTCAATACCTTCAGTATCAGCAGGTATTCTATCTCTTAACTGTCTATTATCCACAACTGTTTCTAAAGTATCAGAACCGTCTAAAACAAGTTCATCTTGATTGCATCGACCTGTTACTGCTAACTTAATAGTAGCAGAAGCACCATTTGCAACTGTTACGGCAGTTAGATTTATTCCCAAAGGAATCTGAGAACCATCGGAGCTTGCACTTTTTAAGATAGCAAGTAACCCGGTTGAGTGAACACGACCAAAAAGCATACCTTCTGATAATGTTTGTTCACCACCGGAAGAATTCGTATAAGTACCACTTATAATCTTAAAAGATGTACTAAATAACTTAGTATAATCATAAGTCGTTAATGCTTGGTTATTATTTGATGTAGAAGCCATTACTTATCCTCCTTATCTTTAATGTTTTGAGCCTCTAAAGCAGCATCTAATTTATTTGCTTCTATTTGCTCTTTTGTTAAAGGTTTGCCAGTATCTTTATCAACAGTCACATCTTCAGCACTTGCGGCTTCTAATGTTTTTTGCATATCCAAAGATTGAGAATTACGTAAGAAACTTAATTCCTCCGCTTTTGTCATAGTTTCGCCGCTTTCAATTCCTGTTTTTACTTTTTCTGGATCAACATCGTTGAAAACCATCCAAGCATTAACACGATCTTTTTCGGTTTTAATTCCTGATGTAACACCTTCTGTTACGCCTGAATTTTTTCCTTCTTTTAAAACTTGCGCATACAATTCAGGATGTTCAGTTTTTAGTTCGTTAATGTCCATACTTTTTTTAATTTGTTTGTTTGTAATTTCTGAATTATTTAATAAACGGTCTGGTAATTTATAATCTAAACTAGCAGATAGCCTTAATTCACTTAACATTGCATCGTTTTTTGTTTTTTCTTCAGGTGTTAAATCTATAAGTTCATCGAATAAGCCAACATCAAAAGCCTCTTGACCTGTTAGCCAAATATTTTTACGATCTTCACCCTTTAAAAACATTATAGTTTTTAATTCAGTCCCTGTAACTTCTTTAAATTTTGGTTCATCTATTTTTAGTTTTAAAACATCATACAATTCTTGATTTTTAGTTTCTGCTACTTTATCAACATCTGCACTAACAGAATGGATCATTATATTTGCCTGCTTTGCTCCGATTACTTTATTAAAATATGCCAATAATAAAGCCCCCATTGATGCTGCCACTCCTGTAACCCTAGCATCTATTTTTTTTGCTGAAGATGTTAAAAAATCAGCTAAACTATTTCCAGCCCAAACATCGCCACCGTAACTATACCATGACATTTCTATTTCGTTATCATCCATTAACTCTATTTCGTTAATTAATCTATTCATTGAATAAATTCCAATATATGTTGGTAAATCTGTATTAAACTTTTTCATATCTTTGGTTTTACCTCTGGTTTTATTTCTGGTTTAACTGCTATTTTCCGTTCTTCTTTTACTTGCTCCTGAATTTCTGAATAATCTTTTTGACTTAATATTTCCGCTCCCTGCTCACCTGTCATTAATGGAGTGGTTTCATCCGCCATTGCTTTACGAACCGCATTTACTTCTTTAAGTGGATCAATACTTGGAACCGCAACACCTGTGAATGTCGCTTTGTTTATTGCCGAAATACTTACATAATCTTTTTTATTATATGCTTCGACTAATTGATAAGCATCAATATTGCCTAGCAAAATCTCGTTATAAAGCCATAATTCATAAAAAGGTTGGTAGGTTTGTTTTGCGATGTCATCTGTTTTAACTTTTAAATTATGTTCCCAATCTTTAATAGCTGCTCTAGATGCTGAATAATTATTATTATAGACACTCATTGCAACTTCATAAGGAATACCGGCACTACCGAAAATCAATTTTAAATTAGATTCTAAAAAGTCAGGCATTGTATTTGCTGCATCGGGTTTTAACATTTTTATTTTAGCACCAATAGTATTATTTAACACAACACCTTTTGTGAGTTTTGTTAAATTATTTTTGAAACTGCTTGCATTCGGTAATTCATTTGATGCAGTGCTACTAGTGCTTGTAAGTCCTTTTAATACATTATTCTTTAATATATTTTCACCTGTTGATGTTACATCATGTTCATTTATAAAAACCAATTCACTTGATACCTCTGCATTTTTTACAGTTGCATCAACATAACGCTCAATATTTTTTATCTTTTCAAAATCCTCAATCAACATTGGTAAGCCCCTTGTTTCGTTTAGTCGAAACTTGGAACCATAAACAAGAAAAGCCATTTTTAAACCTGTTTGTTTATGTATTGCTGGTATTCTTTGAAATTCTAAATCATCATTATAAACATGATAGGCTACGTGTTGACCCTTTTGGTTATATTCAACGCCTTCTAAAATATCATTTCCTTTATAATTTAAAGGAGTTTGAATATTTGCACCGTCAATTAATTGTCTAGTTACTCTGCCCCCTTCGACGCGTAAAACACAAAGAACATCACCTCTAACAAAAGCATTATAATCACATTCCTTTTCCTGAGTATGAAAATCAACCATCCCAGAATAATCACAATATTTACTATTCAAATAATTTCTAAAACGATATTCAACGTCGCTTATAAATTTATTTCTGTCAAGTCCTTTTATTCTGTCTTTTGGCGGTATTGCATTAAATCGAAGTCCTTTACCTATTAGCCATGTAATCCATTTATTCATAACTAATTTAACAACATCATTTGTTAATTGAAGTTCCCACGCTCTCTCCCCTGCTGTATAATAATCTGGATAAATTACTCTCGCATTTCCGAGTTCACCTTCTGTTTTTTCACCATTAAATAATTGGTATTGTTGCCCGAAAATAGAGTTTGTTAGTATTTCAATCTTAGAACTTTGAGATTCTAATTTACTGATAAGGTCTTTTATTTTATTTTTATTAAACAAATCTAACATGGGATAAATCTAGTTGAGCGCCCTTCTGCTTTCTCAATTAACCGATTAGCTAATTGCTCATAAATTAAACGGCTTTGATTAATCTCTTTTACTGAGCCGTATGTTTTAGATATTCTTACTTGACCATCGTCCAGCATATATTCTTTTACAGCTCCTTTTGAAATTAAGTCAACTTGTAAAGTATCTAAGGCATCAAGTATTAATCTTACTTGTGCTAATTTTGCGGCCGGGTCTTCATAAATATTAATAAACTCACTTTCCGTGTACGTAGCCATGTACTGTATTTTTTATCAAAGGTCAATATTTTATAGGCTAATTAAAAATAATTTGAAAAACTTGCCTTTATTTGTCCACTTTTTTCTATCTTTGTGTATTATTAATTAAAACGATGCTATGGATAATCAAAAATTTGAAAATCATAATATTTGTGATGAACATAAAAAAGATTGTATCCTACATAAAGACAATAAAGGAAAATTTGGATCGGCAGGTATAGAAACAATAATAACATATCATAGATATGATTTTTTTATAACTACTTATTGTGATTGTCTACGTGGGGGTTTACCTCAAAATGAATTTGTAGAAAAACTGCTTAATAATGCAATGAAGAATAGTAAAAAAATTGACTATTATGATATCAATAGAAGTAATATTTCTGATAAAAAATTAAGAAAAAGAATAAAAGAACATAACCTATTATCAATGAAATGCAGTGAAGTTAATTATATCTATTATAATGCAGCTGTTAAAGAATATGCAATATGCTCAACAATTAATTTTATAGATGTATTTAAAAATTCTAACTTAATTGATAATAATTACAATAAAGCTATTGAGTATATTAACAATAGTGATTTAGATTATTTAAAAGATAACCTAACCAAACTATATGACTTTAATAGACCGATTGTATTTGGAGGAATAAAACATTCAACAATTAATGAATTAAATAAACATTTTAAAAAATCAATAAACGAAAAACAAAAAAAGTTATGAGACCAGTAAACACAAAATCAATGTTTTCTTTACTATGTATATACATGGAAAAGTTAGATTCAAACGAAATTGACGTTGCACAAGCAAGTGCAATGAGTAAGTTAATAGGTCAAGCTAATAATTTATTAAATTATGAATTAAAAAGAGCAGCCTTGATGTGTAATAATGAGTTTAGAGATATTCATAGAAACTTAGAACAAAAGAACTTTGATTCATTATCTGAATAATTATGAACGAAAAAACAACTAAAAAAGCAAATAAGATTTTAGGATATATGTCTAAAACTCAATTAGCACAATACTTAAATATTAGTCGAAGTGGTTTATACGGAAAATTAATTGATAGTAAATGGAAAGATTATCAAATTAATAAAATAGAAAACATACATAATAAAATAGAAAACTCAAAAGGAATTAAAAAGATTTGTTTTGAGAATAAAAAGATTTGTATGTATTTTGAAAAAACACAAATAGAAATTTACCCAGTTTAGGCAGTTTTCAAAATCATACAAAAGTTACTCCAAAGCGGATCAACTTTAATTTCTTTACAAACCATGTCTATTAAGATTTCTTTTATTGCATAATTATAAACTTTACAATCCCAGAAGTGATTTTGTTTCCCTGCCCTACGTTCCCAAAGATAATATTCAACATTATTGGAATTTCTTTTTAGTTTTCTTTGTTCTCCCTCAAAATGTGAAAAATAGTTTTTATAATCATATTTGCCACCGGAAGGATTTGGGAAATTCATAAAGTTTGAAGGCTGGTAATCTTCAGTCGCTTCAAGTTGCATATAATTTGATAAGTTATCTTTAACTTTATTTACATTAATCAAATAAAGGCTCGGTACTTCTTTTGACTTTTTAAATAACTGAACATTTTGATCGACCATTCTAAAAGATTCCATTTTTTCTCCCTGAAATTCGTAAACCGGAAGCCCTTCAGATTGAGTTGCTTTAACAAAATCCCTCGCATATTCAGTAAAATGAGATGTATCAACGGCTGTAAACATTACATTCATCCCTTCATAATCTTTTTCAATAAGTTCCTTAAACGGATTCCAAACTGAAAACTCATCATAATGTCTATAAGTCCATTTATTCCTATTAGGGTCTTCTTTATGCCGAATAGTTTTACTTATAAAAGTTCCAATACTTCCAGCATCAACACTATATGAAGCGCCATTTTCAGACCATGCTTTTATTTCATAATCTAGTCTTACATCGTCTCCATTTTCACCATCCATGACACCGTTAAGGTCGCAGGCACAAGTAAGCATTATTATATCTCCGTTATTATCTTCTTTGCAAAGTTCAAAAGGAATAGTTCCTATTTTGTAATCCCGGGAGTTATTTTGAAGTTTATTAATTTTTGGAATTTTACCTTTTTCTTCCCAAACAAGTGCTAATACAGAATTGTTAAAAGATTGTAATTTTACTGCATCTGGCATTCCTGCACGTGGATATATTGATTGATATTTAATTGCATAATCTGTCCAGTTTTTCATTTCAACAGGAGCATAAAGACTACTAATTGCATAACTTCCATAATTATCTGCAATTGGTTCTGCTGTTGGAATCCACTCACCAGCTTGTATTATTTCTGTTTTCCATCGTTTTTCCTGAAAATCGTTTTCGCATTTTTGACACCGATAACGAACCGACCCTTTTACTACTCTATTTTTTTTAACATCAAATAAAACCCCGTATTTTGTGCCATTATTATTTTTGCCATACCATTCTAAAGTAATTAATTCACCGCATATAGGACATGGTATATTATAATATCTTTGATCGCCTAATAAAAATACTGAATAAATAATAGAACTATGTTTTAATAAAGGAGTTGATCCGTATATTATTTTTCTTGAAGCTCCATAAGATGAAGTTCTATCTTCCATTACATCAATAAAGGAACCTATTTTATCATCTTTCAATTTATATGTATCACATTCATCTGCGATAACTATTTGAATAATGTTTGATCTCATATTAGCCAGAGATTGTCCCCCAAAAGATATTAACGATCCGCCTGAAAATTGTTTCCATGAGGCCGTATCACCTGTAGCTTTATTTTTTCTTGAAGGCTGATCTATTCTTATTAAATGTCCTAAATTAAATCCATCTATAGCTTTATTAATTCTATCCATAGCTTTAGCTGCCAAACCTTCATTGGCACTAACAACCATTATATTTGTTGGACATTCAGATATTCGATAACAAATTCCGTTTTCAATTGTAGCATTAAACCCTAATTGATGCCCCTTCATTAATGCTAATACGTTTTTGTTATTATATGGAGAAAAGAAATCGTGGATTTCTTTTAAATATGGAGTTTTATCAATATTAAATTTAGTACCATCAAAAGGACTTTCTCCGCTTTTCATAAATCTTCGTCTCGAATATTCTGAGGGTAAAATATCCGAAATCTCAAAGGCAAAGTTTGTTATTTTAAGAAGTTTGTTTAGCATTAATCTATTTTAACAATACTATTTATCTTTATCAAAATATGATTTGTGAACTACCCACCCAGCATAATGCGATGAGTGATTTTTACGCTCTGTTTTATAAATTATGTTTTCGATTCTCCAACGTTAAGTAAATTAGAATATTCACTTGCTATTATCTGACATTCACTTTTAATTAAATCCTTAGATTCCTTAACCGCTTTATTAATTGTATTATCAAACCATTTTTGTATTCCTGCTAAATCTGTATCTGGAATATTGTATTTTGCTACTAACTCTGTTATAAATTGCTTCGATTCCTGTCTGTATTTATAACTCAAAACTACCACGCTCCGTTGCATCACATCTTGAGCCGCTAAAATTTCAATTAATTTCCCTTTTTTCTTATCTAAATCTAAACGACCCTTTTCAATGTTTACAATCTTTAATTTTAAATCATGCTGCTTTAATACATAATCTATATTTCCAGAGTTAATACCCTTTTTCTTTTCGGTCGGTTCAATTTCTTCAGATTCATTCGATTCTCTTTCAACTTCTTTTGTGATAAATTTATTTAAAAATGCCTTGTTCTTTGGATTGTCAGTATCTATTCGTTTGTTATACTCAATTAAATGACCCCGCTTAATATGAACACCAATATACTGAGGAGTCTTACCTATTAAATTGGCTATATCTTTTCGTGTTAAATTATTTGGCATCGAAATCTTTTATAAAACAAAATTACAACAAAATAAACACTTATGCAAATTGTACCATAACCCCAGTACAAGACTTTATTATCATTCATTAAACGAGCTAAAAACGCTATTTAAAGGCTAATTTAAAACAACTCTTAAAATACAACCATATTTTCGCCTCGGCGGACTTTGGAACATAAATTGCGGCTTTCCTAAATACCTCTTACAGAACCTATTAGCATATCATATTCTTCCTGTGCTTCTTCTTTAGTCTCATGTATTCCGTTGTTTCTCTTATCCTTTAGATTAATCTTATTAGTTACTATCTCTAGTTATCTACATTGTTATTAACTTTCGTTACATTGATATATGTACTTTTATACATACGTTGTACACAATAGCCGTGCTTCGTAGCAAAGTTAGTGCGTAATTGTTTTTTTTATTTATTTTTTTTGCCCTCGCTCTTTGGCTTTTTCAAAGCCATTAAGGTTAAAAAGAAAGTAATTATAATAATCCTCATTACAACTACTTAATTCTATATAGCTTTTATTTTCCTCTGGGAATGTGTGAATTGCAAAGTGACTTTCTCCAAGCAACCATAATCCAGTCCATCCGATCGGATTAAAATAATAATCTTGAAAGTTAAGTATGTCGAACCCACTTAACACCAACATATCACTATAAATGTTTTTTAATTTTGTCGGGTCTGTTTCTGCTACCCATCCCCTAATATTGTATATCTCAGCTTTCATCCTTCAAGCTTTTAAAGTTGTTTTTAATTTTGTTTAAATCTCCTTTGTAAAAAACTAATACATTTTGGTGCATCTTACCAATCTTTCTATTTTGGTTCATATAACGCCCTGCTCTCATGTGCAAATTACCTATTGGCGTCTGTAATATCATTTCATTATAATATTTATATCCTGCATCACGCATTATATTAATAACATTCGGAACTATACCGATATATTCGCCTGTTTTCTTGTGCCTAACTTCTCCAATCACAATACATGCGAAACGGTTTTTTTTAAGTTTTTTGTATGTATTCGTTAATATTCTACCTATAACATTAAAAAACTCATCATATTCCATTGTGCTAAGGTCTTTTGGGTCGTCTGAATATATTTCTAAATCTGCATAAGGTGGGCAGCTGAAAATAAAATCACAGCTTTCATCTTCAATATAATCATTCATATTTTCGGAAGTGTCGCAAATATATCTTCCGTTAAGTTCAAAAGTATCTAAGAGTGTTTGATTAAATAAAACCTGCTCTTTTCTTAACTCAATACCTTTAAATATTCTATTTTTATATGTACTTACGAAGCCAAAAACAGCATCGCCTGCAAAAGGGTCAAAGCATATGTGCTTATCTTCTGTAAACCAACTTAGTAATACTTCACATAAAACAGGGTCTAATACGCTTGTTATATCGCCTTTTATATTCATAAAATCAACACCAACATCAGTATAACATCTTAGCTTATTGCTGCGTGCCTGAGCTTTATCATTAATCTTAATCATCCACTTTTTTTTCTTTTCTTGCCAATCTTTTGAAGCAGAATTAAGAATTGAAAAAGGCGGTACGACAAACCAATCTTTTAGCTTTTTAACTGGTTCAGGAGTTTCTTCACCAAATAAATTAAGCATAAAAAGCCCCCCAAAAAAACAAATAAAAAAGGTTACTACCTCGTATTAACATTATCAAGCTTTCTGCATCTATTTAAAAGGCTGCCGATGCAGCCCTGTACAAAACCATAAGTTTATTAATCATCACTCATAAAAACTTTTATCAGGGATTTAAAAGAACTTTGCTTTTTATATTTTAATCTTTAAAGCGTAAGAACTTTTAATTTTAACCTTTCTGCTTTGAACTTTATAATTTAAACTTTTCAGTTTTTGCAGTCTTATGCTCTAACCAGCTGAGCTAACTTTCCATCGGAAAATATAGGAATCGAACCTATGACCCTAAGAACCGTTTGCGTCCATTTAGCATATGGTTGCTTTTCTACCCTTAAGCAGGGGATTAAATTTTGGCTTTTCGCATCGGCATCCAATTTATTAATTATTAAATTTCAATTATTGTAATTGCGTTAATTTCAGAAAGCACAGCGTCAACTTCTGCCTCAAATTCATTTACTTCATTTTGCAACTTCTCTATAAGTTCTTCAACTTTCAAAGGGTCAACTAAATGAAATTCGTTTCTTTTTACAAAAGGCTCAACAATGTTTTTCACATCTTCATCGTTAGGTTTTACCCTATCATCGCCCTGTTTGCCAATCATAATTTTAGCATTTTCTAAAGCAACATTGCTTATTTTCTCGTTTTCCTGCGTAAATTTTGCTTTTACAATATTGTGCTTTTTTATCAGCTGAACAATCAATGTCTTTTTAACTGCAATTACAGCCTTAAAGTTAATTGCATCGGCAATGGTCATTTTTTTTTCTCCAACCTTAACGATAGTTGCTCCGTTTGCTTTTACGATAGCTGATTTAATAGAGTTTTTACGCTCAATCAAATCTGTAACTGATTGAAACTTAGCTTTTACGTCTTTTTCAAAATCATCTTTTGCGTAAAAACCATTAACAAGCTTATTTAATTGTATTAAACCAGTTGGTTCAACTACATTAATAGCCTTTTCAATTCTTGCATCAATCAGTTTTAATTCTGATAATGCTCTGTGAATAGTCATTTTTGTTTTTTCCATAATCTTTAAACTTTAAATGTTTAGTGCAAATATATAGTATTATTTTATATTATTAAATATTATTTTTATTTTCTTCAAAAATGTTTTCCAACGCAAAAAAAATAAATATTATTGCAGTGTTTCAATACTTTTTAGTTTTTGACAAAACTATTAGGATTAACATTCCACGTTAAATTTTCCTCTGCAATATTTATTATATAAATTCCGCATTGATGGTCTTGTCTAACAAATTTTGCAGCATAATCAAACTTTCCCTTTCGCTCAACTCTATAAACTAACCCCTCAGGTTTTCCGTGTGCAATTACTGTATGCAAATGTTTATTGTTGTTAAGCTCTTCCAAAGCCCAATCTAATCTAAATGCTTGGTGGCCGTGAAATATAATTCTAGGTGTTTCAATTTCTGCTTTTGCTGTTTTGCTTATAAGGTCAGAATATAGCATCCTTTTATTATTTGAAATAAAGTAATCAAATGCTATAAACGGGTCTTTTAATATATCGTATTTAATCCCGTGAGCACACATCATCCATTCCCCTGCAATGCGTTCGTTTTCTCCTATAAAATTAAATCTATCACCCTGTAATTTTACCCACTCAGCAAAATAATGGTGTTGTGTATAAGGGCTTGTTTCTGCTAAATATCCAGAGCGTGTAATTGCTATTATTTTACCATTCACCTTTGCTATACCTACATTGCTACCATCGTATTTTTCAGTAACTATAACATAATCGTGCTTATCTCTAGTTTTTTCTGTTAATATTCTGTGCTGTCCTTCATGCACATACTTATCAGTTGCACCAAGTTTTGAACCAAGTAGGTGCGGAATACTACCATAATTTTTTCTATTTAAAGGCTTCATAAAAAACCTCCCTTTTTTCTTTTTTACATTCGTTTTTCAAATTATCTT